CATCTTCTTAGGCCATTTTGTCGCAAGATGTTGAGTGCGGATAAGCTATACCGCAAGGAAGATATAATGTCGTTAAATAACAAGGCAGTTAATCCAGGTTGGGGGCCAAATGGTATTGATACTTATTCCGTTTGGTTATACAAAGGCGGTGGTAATTGTCATCACATTTGGCAAAAGGAATTATACATTAGCGCGAAGGGATTTGGATTAGATTTAAACAACCCAAATGCAAAAAAAAGAGCGTGGAGCATGGCAGAAAAAGCAGGTTATAAAATCCGAAATAATTATTTAGTTGAGCAACGTCCTATCGATATGCCCTACAATGGATTTTTACCCGACAATCCACGTTTTGGAATCAAATAAAATTTAAGAAAATGGCAATACAACCCGAAATACTTTTAATTACAGAGGATTATTTAAAGAAATATACAGCCATTACAGATGCTGTTGATCCAAACATCATTCGACCTGCCATTTATTTGGCACAGGATAAGCAAATCACTAATTATCTTGGTACTGATTTGATGAATAAAATCAAATCGGATGTTAGCGCAGGAACTTTATCAGGCGATTACGAAACATTGCTGAATGATTACGTGTTAAAATCGTTATTGTGGTGGACAATGGTTGAACTTTATCCATCACTTTTGTACAAACATGACAACGGTAATTTGGTAAGTAGACAAAGTGAAGATACAACGCCTGTTACAAAGGGCGAAATGGAATCATTAAAGGAAGCTGCACGGGATAACGCGAGATATTATACCAATCGTTTGGTGCAGTATTTGTGCTATAATAGTTCATTGTTTCCTGAGTACACATCGAATACAAACAATGACATTTCACCCGACCGCAACCCATACGGAAAGAGTAGTTTTTTGATAAGCGATTCATATAGATATAACCGATTAAGATGGACAATAAAAGATTTTCTACCACCATCGTATTGAACCGAAAAAAACAATACGAAAAGTTATTGAAGCAATATCTGAAAAAACAATACGAAGCAAAGAAATGATGAAGGAGTTGTTGTTTTTAAAAACAAAATATTGGCTACTCGCGTTAGTAACTATCTTTCTTCCAATAAAAGAACTAATGATTACCATTGGTTTTTTAGTTGGTGCGGATATGGTTGTTGGAATTTGGAAAGCAATAAAGTTAGGCATTAAGATTCGTTCACGCAGAATGAGCGACAGCGTTACAAAAATGCTATTGTATCAACTCGCTATCGTTAGCGGTTTTTTAATTGAAACCTACATAATAGATCAGTTAATCCCCATCACTAAATTAATTGCAACGGTGGTAGCAGTGATTGAGTTTAAATCAATCGTTGAATCGATTGAAGCTGTTACAGGAAAAGATTTATGGGGTAAGATAAAGACGTTGATAGGTAGGAAAAATGAGGACTTAAACGAGATAATGAAGGATGAGTCAATTAAGTAAATACACCACACTCCAAGAAGTCATTAAAAGCAATCAAGCGAGTGTACTTCAAATCCCTAACATTCCAAATTCAGAGCAGGTTGCCAATTTGAAATTGGTATGTACGGAAGTTTTTGATAAAGTTCGTGAGCATTTTGGAAAACCAATTGGCATTAGCAGTGGATTCAGAAGCGTTGAATTAAACAATCGAATTGGTGGTGCTAAAGCATCGCAGCACATGGAAGGCAAAGCGTTGGACATCGATGGCGATTTGTATGGTGGTGTGAGTAACAAAGAGATTTTTGATTATATAAAAAATAATTGTACATTTGACCAACTCATTTGGGAATTTGGTACAGAAAATAATCCTGACTGGGTTCATGTCAGTTACAACAAAGGAGTAAATAGAAAACAAATACTACGAGCAATTAAAAGTGGTGGGAAAACTATTTACAGACCTTTTTAACTATGACAAAACAACCAACAAAATCTGAATTAGCGCGTGAATTACGAAGTCGATTTCCGGACGCTCCAACGCTAACACTCGCAAAGAAATTAGCCAAAGAACATTTCGAAACATTTTTAAGTGTTGAAGAAGCACGTTCAATACTGCGCTATATCGAAGGCAAGAATGGAGTGAAAAGCAGAAAAGATTTAGGGCCTAAAACAACATTCGTCAAGGAAAAAGAACGGTCTAAAAATCCATTCAATTTACCGAAGTCGTATGCGAAAGGAAGGAAGCATTTTGATATAAAAGGTCAGAAGGTTTTGATACTATCAGATATACACATCCCCTACCATGATATCGATGCGTTGAGTGTTGCAATTCAAACTGGAATTGATGAGGGAGTAGATACAGTTGTATTAAATGGGGATGCTTTAGATTGTCACATGATTAGCGATTTTGTAAAAGACCCAAAGAAACGGAAGTTCAAAGATGAACTATACGCAATGCGCAGTTTTTTGAGTGAGTTGAGAGGGCAATTTCCAAACGCTGAAATAGTTTACAAAGAAGGAAACCACGAAGAACGATACTGGCGTTATATGCGCGTGAAAGCACCGGAACTATTCGACATTGATGCGTTCGATTTTCCAACGCTAACCCATTGCGATAAACATAACATCAAATGGTTAGATGGAAAAAGCAAATTAAACATTGGTGGGTTGTCGATATTTCACGGCCATGAATTTGGAAAGCAATTTTTACCATCTGTAAACGTGGCGCGTGGGTTGTTTTTAAAGACAAAAGCCAACGCTATGTGTGGCCATCATCACCAAACTGCTGAACATACCGAGCGCGATGTTAATGGAAAGGTAATAACCTGTTGGGGTGTCGGTTGTTTAAGCGAATTGTCACCAGATTACAATCCCTACTCAAAGTACAATCATGGGTTCGCTATCATTACGCGAGGAATCAACAAAGCATTTCACGTTAAAAATTACCGCATACATGAAGGAGCAATTTATTAAGTGGATTGCGTTTGGTATAGGGTTAATCATTGCATTCATTGTGGGGAAAAATTCATGCAATTCCAATCGGTTACAAATTGTAACCACCTCAGATACGGTTGTTGTGTTGAAGGCACGAATTGATACGATTCAAAAGGAACGAATTAAATTAAGAACGATTTATGAAAAGCAGGTTGATACTATTTATTTGTTTGACAGCGTTGCAATCGATAGCGCATACACAAAAGCAATACAAAAGCTACGCGAATACGAACGCGCTGGATTCTTTGAGTGAAGAAAAAAGGTTGGTTGTGTTGGGAGTTACCAGGATGGAATATCTGAATACAGACAATCAAAAGTTAAGTCGAGAAAATCAGGCGTTAACCAAGATAAATGAGCGCAATGAGTTATATATCGGACAAATTGAGCGCGATTTGAGCGATATACGACAAGTTAATGACCGAAACATCAAAGCAAAAAAAAAGTGGCGCAAAGCCACTCTTTATTCGGTTGGTATTAATGTTATTTTTTTAACTTCATTAATCGTTTTAAGTAGATAGCGAAGTCGAGTGCTTCCTCGTATGCGTGGTTGAGCCATTCTTGTTCGCTTAAATTCGCTTTATCCACAGTCACTCCGTACTTTATTCGTCCCATCTTTTCACGCGCAATGAGATCGGTTATTACTTCTTTGTAGGTTTCGCTTTGAAGGTTATCAAAATCGTGTGTTATATTCATTATTTTTTTCTTTTTAATCCTATTGAACAAAGATAAGCATCAACTTCTTCTGGCATACTTTCCATTTCATTTTTTAATTGTGTGAAATATTCACGATCTGAATCATCACATTTTTTTAAAATTGAACCGCTTAATATTTCAAGAATTACATATTGTTTAGATTCATCCTCAAATTGTTCTATTGATATTAACCGCTTATCTAATGACTGAAATACTACAAATTTTTTAAGTGTAGCGGTATATTCATAACTATACCAGTCTTTCTTTTTTTCAATTTTGATTTCATCAAATTGAATTAAATCTAATATATTACTCATTTTATCTCAATTTTAGGTTGTGTTTCTTTTTGTTTACGGATAAATTCGGTTAATTCGGGAAGCATCCAATATCCATAGGTTGACATTTCATAGGTGAAATCATCTATCTGTTGAGTGATGTCGGGCAGTATTGCGCCATCTGCGTTCCACAACGCAGTGATTGTCTTGCCGTGTTCACGCTGGATTGAATCGTTCAGTCGTTTCAATAACATCTTCGTTTGATGATTGTAGAACCATTTGATTGGTTCGCATTCATCCCCTGCGTAAATTGATGCCTGTAACCACATTAATAGATTCAACACCTTGACCTTTTCTAATTCGTCCTTTGTTATTTCATTTTTCATCTTTACCTCCAATTCTTTTTCATATAACTTCTTATGCAATCAATTTCCACAGCACTGTCTTTATGGTACATTGCCACCTCCTCAATCTGTTCTTTTTCCATTTTTTTTGCTATTGTCATTGTAAATGTTAATGTTTCCAATAAGTCGCCATCATGCTCAAAGTGGCTTTTAATTTTATCGTAAAACCACTGCACTGCTGTCTGTTTTTTGTCGCTCATATTTTTCTTTTTTTGATTATCAAAAGAGTTTGTGTATCACCAATTATTGACACTAAATTGAATTTGCTGTCAATTTATAGTTCATCATTAATCTCTTGAGCAATTAATTTGAGTGCGTACTTTGCACCTGCCATAAACGCGAAGTATGATTCGCCACTCATTCCATCTCCACCGAATGCTGCGTAGTATTCGGCTTCTAACTTAATCATTTCATTTAGTTTCATTTTGTTTTTGTTTTAGATTTCAAATATATTAAAATAATTTTAATTGTTTCATAGTAATATAACCATTCATGATTTTTTCTACTTTTGAATCAATAATATGAGCAAATTCAATCTCGCAAAATGTTCCACAATCTGGAACTATTGGTGGTTCATGATTTCCTTCATTAATTCCAAGTTGATCCAAAAATTTGTTTTTAATACAAGAATGTCCAGCAATTCTTTCCGCTTTTGCCATCCTTTCAAATTCATTGGGAAAATGTTTACGAATATGATTCCAATAACCTTTCCCACCTTTGACACACCCAATACAATTATTATTGTGAAATCCTAATTCGTACATTTTTGGCAACCTAATTCCATTTAATAAAAGCAATTCAGCGCATTGTTGTTTTGTCATCTTTGCATCAATTAACGGATATAATGGTTTTGATTGTCCATATTGTTCAGCAAATCTAATGGCGCGATTAATCTCCTTTTTTGAATATTCAAAACCAAAGATTTGTCCATCAAATTCCACTTCTTTCTCAATAGCTTTTCGAACATCTTTTTTAAGAACTTTGGTACACATTGCACCCGTTGGAGAATTTACATATTTTGCTTTTTCTATTACATCGAATTGATCTTTGTATTTAGCACATCGTCTTCGTTCAACAGTAACACCTAACCATTTTTCACAATCAGATATAAACCTATTATTGTCTTCGTGTGCTGAATCAATTTCAATGTAAAACAATCGAACATTATCCTTTCCATATTCTTCAATCGCTAATTTACAAGCGATAGCAGAAGTTATACCACAACTAAACCAACCTATTTTCATAATTTTTATTTTAACCAAAGGCATATTTGCCAAAATTCTTTTTTAATTCGTAAAATGCTCTCATCATTATCGCATCTGCAAAGTCCGGAGATATACCATATTTCTTCTGTAATGTTTCCTTATTGGTAACTCGCAGCTTCCCATCGCTATCAATTTTCTCGCGTCTAATCATTTCAAGTTCCTTTACAATCGTGTCCTTATGCGTTGATTCAAAAGTAATCGCGTTGGTCGTTATCAGTTCACCAAGTTTGAAGTAACAATCCGCTTTTAAGTTCATGTAATTATCTCGCACAGCTTTTGATCCATTCAAAAAACCTTTGCACTTCATAAAGTCAACCACTCCACCGCCAATACCATCTTCATCACATAGCACATTTGATAACCGCACACCATTGGATTCGGACAACTGGCGAATGGTATCAACCACTTCGTTTATTGGCTTATGTTTTAAGACAATAAATTTATCCGCGTGTAATCCATTCCACAACACGATAACAGTTCTATCGTTCCCCATCCGAGCAATGTCCGCAGTGATGAACTTGTCATTATTTGACTTGTCATTATTTGGCAAACGAAAACATCGCAGCAAGTCATCGTATTCGTAAATCCTATCCTTCGTTTCGTCATAATCCCAATCTCCTTCGAGCAACCTTTTACGGTCAATGATTGGCAGCATTTGTAATGATTCGAGATAGACCTCTGAAACGTGGGGGTTATCCGTTGGCAATGCCTGTATAAATCGCCTATCTTTTCTAATCGTGCCATTCCTTTGCGCATCAAAGAACTCATTGTATAACCAACCTTTGTGTGGGTTGCAAGTCATCAATAACTTTGGTTTGTCATTGATTAGCTTATAACGCAAACGCGAGGAAAGGATGTCGATACATTTTTGAGATACCTCTCCAGCTTCATCAACGAATGCATCAGTTAATTCAATAGAACCAAATCTTTGGAACTCGGGATCACTTGGAAGGTCGGCTAAATCCATTAAGATTATTTGACTGCCATTGTAGAATTTAATCACGTGGTCTTGACCATTGTATGTCCAATGTTTGTCGGGGTTTAATCCGTACATGGAGCATAACTCAAAGAACGTGGCCATTGTAGATAGGCGCAGTTTTTTGAGTTCAGAACGACCAATTAATCCGCGTGTACCTGGATATTTCAACCTCCGTTTAATTTGCCAATCACAACCAAGAAATGACTTTCCACTACCAGCACTTCCACCATACAACAACTGCCTACAATCGTTGTCAATTGCAAGATAGGATAGAGCCTCTTTTTGCTTATCGTGGAATTGTATCATACTTTTTTAAATACTAATACATTTTGATGAACCTTAACTAATTTTTGACTTTTCATATTTCCGTTAGCCCTCATACTTGCACTTGCAATAGCATTTAAAAGTATTGCTTCGTTGTAAAATTTCATTCCACACTTTTGAAATGCTCTAATTGTATCAGGTACAAATCCAATATAATTTCCGTTTTTATCTCTTACTTCTCCAACAACAAAACAAGCATAACCTCCAACTTTTAAAAGTGTGCAACTTTTATCAATTATACTTTCATAAGCCTTCATAAATTCAATATAATTCATATTTGAAATATCACCTTTTAAATCACTGTAAACTTCTAAATCAGCATAAGGAGGGCAAGAAAAAACAAAATCAAATTCTTTATTGAAATCATTTAAAACTTCGTTTGAGTCTCCAACATACCATTGAGGTTGTTTATCTATTGGTAAAATATCTATTGCTTGTTCTCGATTACTATCAACTTGTTCTTGCCTTATATCAATACCAGTATAATTATATCCTAAATAATTGGCTACAATTCCACGAACCGAACCGCCTGCAAATGGATCTAAAATACTACCATTTTGAGGACAAAACCAATGATATAAAACTTCGCAAAGAGCAGGATCAAAAATACTTACATATTCAGCAGAGTTTTTTTCTTTGGCTATTGTATCCATATTTATAACTTTTGCATCTCTTCCAACTTCGCTTTTCATTCCTTTAGCAATCCAAATCTTTTTTCTTTTTTGCCAGCTTCCACTTTTAGTATCAAGAACGCTAAAAGGAGGTTCAATGAATTTATCTCTTAAAATTTCATCTTTAATAATTTCTTGACCAAATAAATCGTATTCCATAATTTTATATTTTTTCAATTATTCTTTGTTGCAAAATCGTGCTGTCCATGATATCCGCATATAACTTACGCATCAACTCTTTTTGAACTGATTGGTTAAACGATAGTTTTTCATCCTTGTTCATCCTCTCCAATCGAGTTTTGGTTAGGTGTAAATCTTCAATCACTTGGAATCGTGCAGCGAACTTCCATTGTTTCCATTGTTCATCAGTCCAACAGTCATCATTGATGGCTTCGAGTTCGTAAAATTTAGCAATGAAGTTAGGCGCGAGAATCATTACCGTTGTTCGTTGGTTGTCCTTCCATCTCTGTATGTCAGTTGTAAACATCTCCTTCCAATTGATCGGTTCATTGTATTCAGCAATCGGTGTTTCCATTTTCGTTTTCTTTTTCTCTAATGCGATGTTCATTTGGTTACGGACATTGGTATAGTTTTTCAGAACATCGGATTGGAATTGAATTGTAATCATGCCATAGTTTTCAACGCGTGGAAATTCAACACCTGCCGCGTTCATCTCAAATGCCAACGCATATTCTCCGATCGTTGTGTACGCATAGTAATGAATGGCGTTAGTAAATAGCATTTGCGTTTCTTCGCTTGATGGGAGTTGTTTGATTCCGCTAATTACAACCGTTCTCGCAATGAGTGATTTGAACATTTGCAACGTGATGTCGCACAATCTCACCTGTTCCTTTGCTTCAAGGTATGCGCGTTCATTCGGAGTCAATCCACTCTTGTAGTTGAGTCCTTTGTATTCGACCAATTGTGTCATTGTTGTTGTTTTTATTAGTTATAAATTCGTGTAATTTCCATGCTGATCTCATTGCTGCTTTCCAATCCTTCATCTTTTTTTTGCCGTAATACCAATTCGTGTTGGTGTAATGGCTAATGAAGATATCTGCGAAGTTTAGAGCATCTTCAGTTTGAGCATTTGGCACACGTTCAATAAAGTATTCAGCGACTTCTTCAAGCGTTGGCGGTGTGAATCTGTTGTTGTCGCTTTGTTTCTTTTGGAGTAAGTAGTCGAGTTTTATATGCAATTTTTGCACCTCGCGCAAGATTTCGGTTAGTTCGTTCATGCTTCCATTTTTTTGTAGTTAGTAGTTCGTCAAATGTATAAATTTTTTTACTATTCAATATGCGGATTACTTCATTTATTTTTTTCTGAAATTTTTTATCCGTAGCAACCAGCGCATCAAATGCTTTCATATTGTGAATCATGGTAGCGTGATGGCGATTTAGATGACTGCCCATCTTCGCGAAACTCCAATCAGTGCCCATTCGCAAGAATGTTGTGTATATAATTCGCGCGTCATTAAATTCCCGGTATCTCAACCTGCAAAACAATTCATGTGGTGCAATTTTACAGACATTGCAAACAGCTTGTAAAATCTCATTGGTTAATTCGTCACCATCTGGACGCACCATTTTTTCCTTATCGTATTTGATGATCTCAGTTAGGGTTGACGCGTTTGGATTGGTCACGATGTCGTGCAGCAAATCGAATGCAATGGGCGATTGAATCATGTTCATTTTTAATTTGTCGTATGCGTTTAATAAGTACTTATTCATCACCTTCGTTTTTAATTGTTATTACGCTGCTGTTAATTGCCATCTGAACGATTATCTTAATGTCGATGTTCAGTTCATCTGATATCTTTTGAATGTCGATTAATCGCATATACACTGGGTAATTGACATAACGCCATGCGGTTGGGTAACTCACCCCGATAACGCGCCCAAATTTGAGCGTGTTACCGAAATGCGTTTTAATTAGTTGTTGAAAATCTGTTTTCATTCTATTTGCAATTGTAATGTGCTTATCCATTCGTTTGGTATTCAGAAAGGTAGATCATCGTTAGCATCTGATTTTCTATCATTTAACGCATTATCAACCGCATCTTGGTTAGCCTGTTGTCCTGTGGTTAAATAATGCTCAAAGTACAACGCGCAGTTGACGTATTTATACGGTTCTTCCCCTGCGCCAATCGCATCAACCGCAGCTTTCAACGCAACTGCTCGCGCTATTTCCGCTTTGTCTTGCGGTGATTTTTGGAATGATCCACCACCATTACCACCAAATGATTTGGCAGGTGCGCCAGCTTCACCAATGAATTTGATTGATGGCGTTTTGCCACTACCACCGATTTCATACTGATACTCCTTTCCTACTTCAAAACGGCAGTTACCTTTGGCATAGTTGTTACCAGCGTCTCCGTTTTCGAATGATACCTCAAACACATTCATGTCCTTGAATTGTCCATTAGGTTGGACACCCCTTACTTTACTTGTTTTCATTGTTTTTTGGTTTTTAAGTGTATAACTGTTTTTTGCTATTTGATTATCTCTTTGCATGTGAAATTCGTCCAACTTGTTTTCGGTTGAATCTTTGGCTACCAATATCGGTTGGCCATCTTCGTCTTTAATCCAAGGCATTATTTCTGATAGGTTTTTTCGTTTAACAATTCCTCCATCCGTTCGAGTGGAGTTCTATTCGTTCCATTCGCGATGTGCTGCGCTATTTGGTTGAAGTCGAGTTGTTCGGTTGGGTAACTTGACGATTGAACACAAATAAATTTTTTGGGGTAGGTTAAATTGAGTTTCATAGTTGTCCATCTTTTATTTGACTGATGTACTTGTATGTCCACAACTCTTCCATTGTGCTTAGCAGTTCATGATGTTCAAATACTTCACCATCATATTTCTCCATAAATCTGCGCAGTGCGATTTGTAGGATTGTTAACTCAGTGCAAGTGACTTCCAGCTGCCATGCTTTTCTTGATTGTTCCATAACTTAAACGA